TAGTTACTGGGAACACAACAAGACCCAGACCTGTGCTTGTTGTGTTGTTGTACCCTGTGCCGAAAACATCGCCATTAGTTTGCACTGTTGCTCGGTAATAATACCGCTGACACAACGCTAACTCAGTCCCATAAGATCTGTAATCAAAACTCGTGGCTGTTGAGCCTTTTTCGAGTTGTACGCCTGTGATGTAGAAGGTGGCTCCGTTGGTGCCGACTACGCTGGTGGCTCCAGTGGCTGATTGATAGCGTGTTCCAGCCCATGAGCCTGCTGTTCCACTATATGTAGAACCAACACCCAAACCAAAATAAACACGAATACCCACCCCGTTATCAGTCAACCAAGTGCCAGTTGTGTCGCCAGCAACGGTTATCGTTTTGTACTCAAATGTGTTTGCTGCATTGATGGTGTAGCTGAATGGGTGGCTACGAGACAGCCCAGAATTACTAAGTGATCCACCAAATGTACCTGTTAAACTTGATCTGACCCAAAAAGATAGGGTGACAGTTTGTGCGTTGGCTGTTCCCCAACCAAGATCGGCAGCATTAAACCCCTCAATGTTTTGATGCAAATTAAAGAAATCAGTCGAGTTGACAGAATACGCAGAAGAAGATGTGATTAAAACGGAGTTAGTAAAACCAGCGGGTGCAGTTGTGCTTCGTTGCGCCGTTGCTTTAGATGATTGTGAACAAGCTGATCCAAATCTATCAACAACAAACACGGCATCGTTAAAAGTAATACTCGCCCCGTTATTCCTCTGGTCGATCACCATCGCACCGTTGATGATGCGGTTTTTGAAGCCGAAAGTGCTTGATGCAGAAAAGACATCTGCACCATTAACCTGGGCCACGACATCGCCGGTTCCTTTTCCTGCGAGCCTTAATGCGATATTTGTGTCGTCGCCAGATGCACTCAGCTTAGGAGGATTACCAGTTGCGGCATTTGTAACTGTTACCTCATTGACCGCAGAGGCCGTGGCGCTGACCTTTAAAAGCTCATTGCCATTGGTATCGATCACATCGCCAACAATCTTTAGCTTTTTTCCGCTGCCGATGTTTAGACCGACGCTTGTACCAGTACCGGCGGCTGTAAAGAGAGCATCCACCAAATCTAAATCTGTGTTGATCTTGGTGCCCCAGGTATCAGTTGACGCGCCGACCTCGGGCTTGGTCAGCAGCAGGTTTGTCGTTGTGGTATCGGCCATCTTTCACCTCATGCGGCAATTTGCCATGTTTCGGAGTTTTCAGAAATAGGGGTCCAAGTTTCGGGCGTGTCGCTCTGCGCGGACCAGCTCGTCGATGCATCAGAAACCGCAGTCCAGACCTCAGATGTGTCTGGGATGCTCGTCCATGTTTCCGGCGTGTCGGATTCTGTTGTCCATTTTAGGACACCAGAGATGGACATACCAGAGTCAGATGCAATCAGAATCAAGCCTGGCTGCACCCTCACGGAAGCAGCGGCCATGCTTGACTCAGCACTAATCGAAATCGCCTGATTGACGATCACGCTGGTGCTGACCGTCATCGTTCCGAAATCCTCAATCAGAATCTGGATCATCGGCACGCGAATAGCATTCACCGACATCGCGCTCGCGCTGGCCGCCGTGAACGCTCCTATCGCATACCGCACTGCGGCCACGCTCACAGAAGACGATCCGGCAGCGGTGAATGCCCCTATGGCATACCGCACCGCGCTGATGCTGGCCGATGATGATGCGGCAGAGGTAAATCCGCCTAATGCGACACGCTGCGCAGCAATAGATACAGAAGACGACGCAGAGACGCTAAAAGAGGCGTCTTTGATGACATTGGCCGATACTGCGGCCGCCGAGGAGGCGGCGCTTGTGAACGCGCCGAAAGCGTATCGGACGGCTGAGGCAGCCGTCGTCGAGGAAGCAGAGACATTTACAGCGGCGAGGGTAATCCCGTAGGAATACTTACCCTGCCCATATGGGCCGCCGCCGTATGCAGCCATTATTAGGCCAAGGTTACATCAAGGTCGCCAGCCGGAATCCGCAGCACATCGCCATCGTTGATGGTGCGCGAAGTGGACAGCGCCGCCCAGGCCAGCATATTGCCGCCGGTAGACGCATCGAATATAGCCGCCCAGCCAATCGTGCCCCAGTTACCACCAGACGCCGCAGCGAACTCAATGGCGGCCGAGTTCGTTGCATTAGTCGGCGAGGTGCCCGACACCGTGATCGTGCCGGTAGCGGCGCGGGCATACCCATTGCCAGAAACCTCAGTCCCGCCGCCCGTATCGCTCGGGGCAGCGGTAAACAGGCCAACATACCAGGCGGTCGGGCGCGTCGCGCTGTTCGTGGTTAGCAGAAAGTTGAGAACCAGATTCTCGGTGTAGTCGGTGAACGATGACATTTGAAAAACTCCTTTATCCGAAAGTCCTGGCCCGCATCATGATCGCGCCGCCAGATGTCGCCCCGCGATCATCAGCAATCTGAAGCTCATCAAGGCCGCGCTGATACAGCGAGGCCCATACCGTAATTCTGGCATCATCCTTCAAATAAGGCGAGGCTTGCAGCAGCGCCCCATAAAGGTAGACATCCGGTGCTTGAGACAAAAGCCAGTTTGTTGTATTGGCATCTGATAACTTACTCAAGTTTGCATAGTAGGTAAGCTCTGCTGTATAAGTCGCGTCTGGCACAGGCAAAACCCTGATTTGGCCGCCGACAATGCTGAAGTATCTAGGCTGCCCTACCGCAATGTAGGTCGTCGCCTTGAGCTGATCCATCGCGTCAATCGACTCAAATGCCAGGGCCGTTACTGGATTGGTGTTGAGCTTGATCGACTTGGTTTCGAGGAAGTCAGCGGGAACCGCGCTGTACTCGGTATCAATAGATGCCGTGGCACGCACAATCATCTGGCGCGTGCGAAGCGCCCTCTCAATCTGCGCCTCTGCCAGAGAAATAAAGTCAGGCACCACCGCCGTGAGGTCGGTCCTGTTGAGCCAGTCGGCGACTGACGATTTCAGCTCTGTGTAGGTCGTCAATGCCATTAGCCAGCCCTTTCTTTCTCCAGGTCCTTAATCGCCCAGGTGTGGTCATGCTTGAACTCGAACATTCCAATATGACCGATCTCTTTTGACACATCGTGGTCAATCCAGATTTTAAATCCAGCCTCTCGTGCTTTTCTACAGAAGAACACATCTTCACCAATGTAGCCGCGCTTATCGTGCCGCCAGGGTGTCTCGTACCAAGGCTCGGCCAGAGCCTTAAATACGCTTGACTTAATCATCATCACGCCCATGCCTACGCTGTGGATCTCTTGCAGGCCGGTGCTGTCCGGCATCGTCCAGACTAGCTCGCGCTCGCCATCGGGCTTGTAGACCTGGGCCGTAGGCCCAGTGGGCATGCGCCTTCGGGCGCAATTGGTTGCAATAATGTCTAGGTCGTGCTTGAGCAGCCGCGAGATCAAGTCCTGCGGGAAACGCATATCCGAATCAATAAAGAGAATATGCGAGCAGCCTTCGCGCATGGCGTCCAGCGTCAGCTCGGCGCGCTGGTTGGCGATCAATGTGCCCTCGCTAATCTTGAGCGAGACAGCATCATTTGTGTTTAAGGTGTGGAAGCACACCATATTGACCAGATCGTATGTGAACATGGTATGCACCATGTCACGCGCTGGCGTGCAGACCGCAATGTAGTTGTGCTTCATACTTGGCCCGGCCTGACTCGGAAGTGACGATTTTCTGGATCGTTTAGCCAGCGTTTCATGTACGCTTCATCGTCAAGTTTGCCCTCGGCCTTCATCTGGTAATAAAGACTCAGCGGAATAGATGCGACGCGCGACCACTCGCCCCAGCGAGCGCGCTCATCTACCTGCGCAAATTCGTCCTTGTTCTCCTCAATGATCGCGGACACATCCTGCTGCGTCTGGATGGTCGCCTCATCTTTTTCTGCGTCATAGTGCCAAGTGCGGGTGATCCCGAGTTCCGGGTTCACATCAAATAGTTTTTTATCTGTCATTGTTAAAAAGGGACCGGATTGCTCCGGCCCCTCCCCTTCTTTACATCAAGAAGTCACCAGGTCTGCTGCCAGACCGTGTGCGTTTTCTGCGAGAACCTTCAGGCCCCACTCGACGATCAGCATACGCTTCTCAGCGTCGCCGGTCTTAGCGAGTTCAACCTGCTGGTACGGACGCAGCACAACCATCTTTGCGTAATCGGGATCGATCACGAAAGCATCACGCTCGCGCTGGAAGCGGTTGGGAACCACTTGCACGTTGCCGAAGTCACTGCATCAATGTTAGATGAGATTCGCTACTTTCTCATCCCCCTTTCGGGGCTGCTAGTTACCTAGCAGATCAGACTATCTCTTCACCCTCCGTGGAGGGGCTGGGCACTTCGGACCGCTTGGTCCTACGAGGCTCCCGCCTCTAGTCGTTACACCTTCCGCTTTCGCGGCTTGGCTCGGTATTGTCCTCTGCTCGGCAGGCAGGTGGGAGGTTCACCGAATTCACCCAGTTACAACCAAGCATTACTGCTTGGCGACGCCATCAATTAACGTAGATATCAGCCGCACCGATGATGGTGGCAGGACGCGCACCGCCGTCGATGTTGAACCGCGAAGAAGCGATGCCAGCAAAGCCGGACACGCGCTGCTTGTTGACCGGGCCGGTCATCAAAATCTTCGGGGTGCCGCCAGCGGTCCAAACCTTCTGGATCACATTCTTGAGAATGGTCTCGGTGAAGGTGCGGACGGTGCCATCAGTACGGCCTGCGGTGGGCAGGGTCGTATAGGTGGGGTTACCGCCGTTCGTTGTGTCAAAGTCCACATTCGTCTTGATGAAGGCTTGCAGGGATGCGGTCGTGCGAGCAACGCTGGTGCTACCAGAGGTAGTGCCTGCGTTGTTCAGCATTGCGAATTCCTGGTCGCGCTTCAGCTCGGCGCTACGCTTTGCGATTTGGTCATTTTGTTTGCCAAGGCTCGTTAGTTCCTTAACCCTCTTTCGAGGCTTGCACTTTCATGCAAGATCAGACTATATCTTCACCCATTTCTGGGGCTAGGCACTTCGGATCACTTGATCCTACGGGATTGCTCCCTAGTCGTTGAACCTTCACCTTTTCGGGTGCTTGGCTGCTGATTGCCCAATCCTCTGTCTTTTTAAACCTTCGCGCTTATCGTTTCCAATTACGCTGTGGTGTCAGAGGCTCTAAGGGGTTTCCAGCAATTCACCTAGTTTTTCAATATTCGTTACCGAATACGGGCGCTTGTTAATGCAAAGTTAACGCCACCTCAGAGCGACGGCCAGCCTTGTTCACCACCTCTTCGGTGTTGGACAGGATGATCGTCTTGCGAGAGATTTGCGCATAGTTTTGCACGCGAACAGTAGCAGTCACCGCGTCAAACGAAGTGACATCATCGCCCTCAAGCTGGGCGTTAGCAGCAGCAGCGGCCAGAGTGTCGGTCTGAAACTCGAAAAGAGTGTTAGAGATACTCTCTTTGCCGATGTTGCTCATAAACGGAGTTTCCTCCGGCGCAATGTTCGTAATGACATTGCTCAAGTCTTCACGGATACCCTTTGCAGAGTAGGTCGTGAAGGTATTAGTCACGATAGCCATTTTTTCACCTCAATAGAAGTTCAATTGCGGAAGCCGCGTCATCGACGCGACCAGTCTTTGCAAGACGCTGTTTTGCGCGAGCCGCATCGCTCATCTGTGAGACTCGACCTGCTGCACCAGGCTTGGCAGGTTTCGGCCCGTTGTTGGTCACCGGCTTGATGCCCTGGCGCTTGGCCTGCATCTGGTCATACAGCGCCGCTTTGCGCAGCGCCAAAACCACGCGGTGGTCGTAAATATTCCCAAGTTCCTGCGGTGTGAATCCCATCTTCTGACCAAACTCGATCAGCATGGTCTTTTCTGCCTTGGCCTTGGCAGGGTCTTTCCATGTAGGGATCGCCTCAAGCAAAGCCTGCGACTCTTTGGCCTTATGGGCCTGGAGTTGCTGCATCTGCTCTTGCTGCGCGATCTCGGAAAGCCGCTGCTGTTCGGCCTGAATAGCCGCAGCCTTTTCTCGGTTCTCGCGCATCACCTCGCGCTGCCGCACATACTCGATGGGGTCTTCTTGATAAAGACGGTCCCAATCAATCTGTGGCTCGGCGGCCGCTTTCACTTGCTCACTTAACGCACCCAACAATTGAGCATATTGCTCGCGCTCGGCCCGAATCGCTTGCAATTCAGTCTCGGTTTGCTTGCGCATTTCCGCGACCTGCTGCGTCTTTCGGGTGTAGTCCTGAGTCCTCGAATAACCCTTCTGGAGTTCGTCCAAAGTAACCTCGACCTCCTTACCGTCAATCTTGACGGTGAAAACCGAGGGCTTTTCTTCCTCCTGGGCGTCTTCTTCAGACTCCGACTGTTCATCCGTCAATTCATCGGAAAGCTCGTCTGCGTCGCCTTCCGATTCATCGCCAGATGCCGCAACCACCTCCTCCTCTTCAGGCGGGGGTGGTTCTTGCGTCTCGCTGCCTTCCTGTTGTCCTTCTTCAGGCAGTATTGCTGCGAGTGCTTGGACCGCTTGGTCCATATTTAGAGGGCCAGATGGCGCACTTGCCTGTGGCGTCGGTGCATTCATTGGTCAAATTCCTTATTTCTTTTGAACTCGTTCGATGGCGCGCTGCGCCACCTTGCCGTTATCGATCACCTTTATAAGCTCAGTCTTCAAATTCTCTATCGCTTTGAGCATAGACCAGCATTGCTCGCGCTTTGCTGTTTCATCTGCTCGCGTTGACTTGAACACCCAAAGTTGATCGTTCTCCAATTTCGCAAGCGCAGCCACTAGAGTCTCGTCCTCTAGTACCTGCTGCGCCCTTTTTCCTTTCCTTACTTCCTCTTCTTCATTCATTGAGCCATTCCATTAAGGTTGATGGGTACAGGAACAACCTGGGGCTGTGCCTGCGCTGCCTGCACAGCAGACTGCACCATCGCCGTCTGCTGACGCATTGCCTCACGGTCCAGATTCTGCGCCGCCATCAATTCGGCATTGCTGATCTGGGTGCCATACTTTAATTCCAATTCATATTTTTTCAACAGGAAATCCTGCGCCATCTGGTCGCGTCGGTAATCGTCATCTCTCATCATCTGCTGGCGCTTCAATTCCAGCTCTGCCGCCTTCTTCTGAATATCGGCCTGGATCGACTCGGCCTGCACAGAGGCCAGCACCTCCTCGGGCGTCGGCTTGGGCGGGGTCTGCGGGATCTGGAAATCAGGCGGCAGCATCTGAAAATACTGGGTCGAATCCTTCATGCCCGACAACTCGACGATTTTCTGCAAGGTCCGGGTGTACATGGCAGGCGTGACGACAGGGTTTTGCAGTCCAAATTGCCCCATGATCTGCTCTTGCTTTTGCATGACCATCATCAAAGCCTGCAAACGCTCATTCGTGTCACCGTTGCCCAGCCCAATATTGACCGCGACATCCATAGATGCATCCCAGGCGCGCGGGTCAATCTGCACCCACTGATTGCGCAGCCGCACCATACGCGGCTTGTCCTGGTGCGTAGTCAGCAAAAACAAGATGCCCTTAAAGAGCTTCTTCATCCCCTCGGCCATGATCCGCGCGGTCAACTCCAGCCGCGATTGCGAAGCGCTGATCGTGGCCGCCACCGCTGCCTTGGTGCTTGACTGCAATGCATCAGCATTCAGACCCATCGCGGCCTTGCTCATGCCGGTGCGGTCCTCGCGCACCTGGTCGAGATACTCCAGCATCGAGTACCCAGCCTGGCCCACGAAGGGCTGGGCCAAAGGCTGAACCATACCGGGCGCGCGCATACGAATCACCGCGCCCGTCTCGTTGTTCAGCACATCGTCAATATTGACCTGGCCCTCTACCACCGCAGTGCGGGGGTGGATCGACTGCGCCAGCGAGTCCAGCGTGTTACGCAGCACCTGAGACTTGATCTCCTGAATGTCATGCGTGATGTCAAACACGCTCATCGCCTCAATGGGCGAGGTGTGCGGCTCTGGATCAAATGGGAAATCGACAAACGGGATATAAGACGCCGGTAGATTACGCATCATCTTGTAGCCGCTACCCATGCAACAAACCTTGCGCAGCTCGGGCAGACCATCACCGTCATAGTCCACGCGCAAGTAAGCCTCCACATACAAGAGGCTCCTCTGCATCGGATTCATCGAGTCATTGGCGCCTAGGCCCGTAGACAAAGGCTGGCGCGCCAGGTACTCGTCATTTGTCTCCAGGTCTGTCGAGGACAAGTTCGGCTCGATCTCGTCCATGTCGTAGCCCATCTCGATGAGCTTGCCAACCGTCAGCATCTGGCGATGAGCAATGATCCCGGCATCCTCGAAGGACCGCGCGCGGCGATCAATAACTAGCTCCTCGGGCGGCACCGCCATCACGCGAATGCGGCCATCCTTTAAGACGCGCTTGACCTGCACATCGTGCAGCATCGGCGGCGGGGGCACCTCAACACCGGCCATCGCAGCCTGCTGCTGCACCATCGCCACCTGTTCTGGCGAGATGGCGGGGTCAGGATAAGACATCACAATCGTGACCTGGGCATCCTCCTGCATCAAGACCTGCACCGTCTGGTCATCCAGGCCAGAATACTCCTCAATCCGCACCTCTTCGGTGTCTTCCCAATAATACTTGGCAATCCCGCATTTGCGTACCAGCGCATCCTTGAAGATGGCATACGACTGCATGAAGCCGTTGTTGTCAGCCGAAAACACGAAATTAGCGTAATCGGTGGCCTGCTGCGCTGCGGCCTCGTCCTCCGGGCCGCGAGGCACATACTCGACAACATTCTCGCTAGAGAAGAAAACCTTCATAAGACTCGGCATCATGGCCGAAACCGTGTCGCGCACCTCCATCGCCACGACCTGCGAGCGCCCATCCTCCTCATTGCCAAACGGGTCGCCACGGTAATATTCCGTCCCCTTGGCGCGGATCGGAGAAATGTCCGAGTCGATATAGGACACCGCGTCCTGCAACTCGCCGTTAACAATGGCCTCCAGCTCGGCATCGTCCATCGGCTCGGGCGCCGCGATGTCCACGGACAAGGGAAGATCGGTCATGTTCATTTCTTATTCCTCGCGGATATCGCTTTAGATTTAGCACGCGCATCAGCCTTTGACGATGCACCCCAAGCGCGCAGAGACAGCAAAAGCCGCGTCGGCTCGCCATCCTTATATTCAGGTCCAGGCATATTGCCCATCCTGGCTAAAAAAGACGCTCGACGCGGATTGTCTCCCGCCTTGACCGGAGGCTTGATGTTCTGACCAGCAGCTTTCAAGCTGGCGCGGCCAGCGGCATTAAGACCGCCCTTCGGATTCTTTCCCTCTTTACGCTGCCACGCCGGTGTTTTCATCTGTACCTCGCCACCTTCGCCACAACCTTCTTTGGCTGCTTGGCAAACTGCTTGCCCGCCTTCGTCGCCTCGCGCTTGGCGCGCGTCGTCGCCGCGTACTCGGCAGGCGTCAAAGCCTTAATCGCCGACGCCGGCAGATAACGCTCACCCGTCTTACTTGACGGCTTACCCGACTTTGTGCGCCATTTCTGCGCGCCCCAGTCCTTCAAGCTCTGTTGCGGCGCCTTCATGTCTTGTACCCACCACCCTTGGCCTTGTACTCCTTGGCAAGCAGTTGCGCTTTCCTCGCGCTCCACTGGCCTGCCGCAGTACCCTGCACCGCCTTGCCCTTGATGGACTCGAACAGCGCCTTGCGCATCCCAGGCTTTGTGTAGTTCCCAGCCGCGTTAACGCTAGACTTGGGCTTAGTCTTCATATTCCTCGCCCTCCATCTCGGCCTCGCCTTTTTCCTCGTACTCTTCGCCCTCCTCGTCCTCCTCCTTGGCGACCCACGCCGAGCAGGTACGCGAGGACGAGCACTTGAAGTCAAATATCTCGCAATATCCCAGATCGCCCGCCTCGATGGTCGCCCAGGGATCACCCTCCGGGCCGAGTCCCTTGGCAATGCACTGAAGCATCTCAGGCTCACGATTGAATGCCGCGCAGTTGCCGCAGCGCGACATCTTCGCCTCTTTCGGCGTCACATCCCACTGGCTCGCCATCTCGCGCCAGTAACCCGTATTGGGCAAGTTCGGATTCTCGGGGCCGTAGTTCGCCGCGTCTATAGCCTTGCCGCGATTCTTCAGGTTCAGCGTAATGTCCTGCGTCGCCATCGGGCAGGACATCTCCTCGCCTTCCTTTTCCATCATTTCGGCCATTACTTGCCTCGCTTCATGGATTTCGATTTACCGGCCTCGGACAAAGCAATCGCAATGGCCTGCTTGGGATTCTTCACCACCGGCCCCTTTTTGGACCCGCTATGCAGCTTACCCTTACCATATTCGCCCATCACCTTACCAATCTTCTTCTCAGCTTTGGTCATTTTCATAGGGTTACTCCTTAATACCCGTCATGCTAACCGAGGAATGTTCCTGCGTAAAGGCTGGCTCCACTTGCCGCTCGCGCTCGAACCATACGCCCCAATCACCGCATCACCCGCAAAGGTCAAACAAAACGCATCGCCGCGATCAGGACTCGGCAAGCCCCGCTTCCTTATCTCGTCCTTGCCCTCAATCTGTATCTTCCCGCTGCTGGTAAAGCTGTACCTCACCGTCGCCAGCTCGGCCACCAAAGCCTCATCCTTGGGCAGCCAGCAGTCCCGCGCCTCCAGCCACGCCTTGGCCTTGTGCCATAACTCAGCCTTCAAGTTCCTATATGTCGTGCCCATCGCCGGGGACTCCGACACATTGATACCGCGCGCCGGTAGGCCCAGCTCCCGCAGCCTATCCACTACGCCCGCGCCCAGGCCAATACTGTCAACCAATATCTCACGGGGCCGTGCGCTCAACATCAGCACCTCATACTCGGCCACGACGGCACCCGTCAACTGCATCAAGTCCAGATTCTTCCAGGTCTTGATCGGCTCCAGCACCGCATTACCCTGCCTCTTGCACAGCGCGCTCCTGTCACTGCCAAAGCGCGCCACATCCAACCCCCACACCACAGGCGCGTGCGCGCTGGGTGTTACATCGCGCGCCATCGCCATCTCAAGCAACTCCATCGGTATCACCGTGTCGTCATCGCTCCTCGGAAACTCCCCCAGGACGCGAATCCGATACGCGTTACTCTCCTCACCGTAACGCGCCTTCATCTCCTCAATGTACGCCTTGCTCACCCGCGGCGAGTCCTCGCAGCTTACCTTCATCGTCACCCAGTCACCCGCCAGGCGATTGTGCGTGTCAAAAAAGAACCCGCTAGACCTCACCGGGTTGCCCAGCAGCAGCGTCACCGCGCTGTGCCCCGACATCGATCCCGCCGCCGCCTCGAACACCTGCTCTGGTATGCCGCTAGCCTCATCAGCCACCAGCATCACATGATCGCTATGCACGCCCTGGAGCGCCTCGGGCTGCTCCGCGCGCGATGTCCTGGCCGATATGAACCCCTCATTGGCCGCATCCCTCAACTCAATCCGGTCCTGCTTGACCTCGAGCTGCTCCATCAGCGTCGGCGGTAATACCTTTACCCACCTCTTCACCTCCGCAAATAGCGCGTCGTACAACTGCGCGCTCGTCGGCGCCGTAACCACAATCTTCACCGGGAACCTGAGGAAGAGATACCAAAGCATCGCCCAGGCCGCCGCCGTCGATTTTCCAACCCCGTGCCCGCTGCGCACGCTGATGCGCCGGTTGCCACCCGCAATGTGATTCAAAAAATCCACCTGCCACGGGTCAGGCGTCGTGTTCAACACCTCCCGCACAAACAAAACCGGGTTCTTCCGATACCGCTTGACGAACTCGACAAATGGGTTTTGTTCCAGCGGAATTTCTAATTTTTTTTTGGCGGACACTTTTTATCGTGATGGGGGAT